TTTTCCATGTGGTCTTGATACATTACTCTATCACTATCACACCTTTGCATCATAACATTTATTTGATCCACATATAGCTGAGAAATGTACCAAAGTGCAGCACACGCTATAGTCAAGGCGCCACCTTGACCGAGGATATGTCTTAACCATTCTTCTTTTGTCATGTTACCTCCAAAAAAAATGCCTCCCCTAGTATGCTAGGGGAGGACTACAGAACTAACTGTTATGCCATGTAACGAGCTACATAGTAATCAGCAGCAGCAGGAGCAGTACCGAATGTTACGGTTGTTGTTCCACCTGATGTGACTACTGTGTATTCATCAACTCCGGATGGATTTGATTGTACTTGTTTAAGATATACACCGTTACGATAAATGTCTACTCCAGTTTCCCAACCAGTTGCAACAGCCTGGCTTAAAGCAAACGCAGTAAGGACACCGTTTGTAGCAAAGTCATCAAGCTGAGGAGCAAAGGAAACCTTGACTTCAGTTACAGCAGCATTGGCTACCTGAAGTGTGTCGATTCCACCATCAGATACCTTAAGACCATTAGCTCCCACTGTAAGAGTAGATCCGGAAAGATCAATAGTCAAGTCAGATACAGCAGCAGAACCATTGTATGAGGTCATGGACAAACCATTTCCTGCACTCAAAGCATTAAGATTCGCACCAAGAGCAACACCTGAGATAGTAGAGTTGGCCAGCTTTGCATTTCCAATAGCGGAATCAGCAATGTATATACCATCTGCATCTTTGGTAAAAGTACCACCGGATTCGCTTTTAAGTTTAAGATCAAGCTTTCCACTGGTGAACTGCATACCAGGATTTGTAGCAAGATCCACTGAGATTACATCAGGATCGCCAGATGAATCAATAGCAATACCATCACCACCTGAAAATGAATCAGGTACTTGAGCATCAACATAAGTTTTGATTGCTGCTGCGGATGCAAGTTTAGATGCACTACCGACAAGGGTAGTCTCAATGTCTGAAGAGTTAATCTTTGCATAAGATACTGCACCATCAAGTAGTTTGTCTACGTTAATGATCGAATCTATAAGCTGATTTCTTACGAGTTGAATAGCCATGTTAGTCTCCTATAAAGGCTGATACACTGCGACCAACGTGGTGCCAATCTCAGGTATAAATGTTGTTGTTAATGTCCGAGCATCGACAACAGTGATTTCCACCCCTGTTCTTTGTCTCACTCCATTGTAATATATCACCAACGTATCCATATTAAAGGCTAATGGAGTCACGAAAGTCTGTGTAACACCATTGATTTGTGTACTGAGGTCTGACTCTACACTACCTGTACCAAAGGCTCCACTTGATGTACCAAACGCATCTACATTACTGGGTATTGCAGACATTATACTCTCCAGGTAATCTTGACTTCACGAACATTAAATGTTCCTGTGTCTGTCTTGACCCATACTTTTGCAGGCCAAGTATCTGCGACTTCGATCTCAATCTTTATGACTGAGCTAGTCATTGTATCTGTTGTGATACCAGTAGAGAATCCTACTTGCGTATCTCCAATGATACACCTGTCTCCTTCTGCATCTTCTGTAACACGCACAGTTAAACTGTTGGCTGAACTCAAACTATCACCATAAATCCACAACGCAGATAACGTACCGGACAGAGTAGGATACGAACGATACCCTCTAGATGTAGGAGTAAGGTCAAAGCCAATAAAACTAGTCCCCACTTCCGTATCAAAAGATTCTAATAGTTTGTAATGTTCCATCTACTTCTCTTGTTGGGTACGTTCTTCTATATCTTTAATCTCTGATAATGTATTTCTCAACAACCTTTCCATCATAACATTTTTCTTTGTAGCCTTTACAGGAGTCAACAAGCCAAACATATACAACCCATATGCAAAGTCACGATACACATCGAGGTCTTGTTTATTAAGTGACTTCAAGTACACAGACTCGGTCGGTATTGATACTTCCCCTTCTCCTGTAGGACTAGGCATTGTCATATCTTCTGCCGCAAACATTGATGCACGCAACATTTCTTTATTCATTCTTGTCATTGCAGCTGGAGCAATACCTGATCTTGATGCTACTTCCGAAAAAGCTGTTAGTCCAATAGCACGATGTAATAAATAATTTAAATATCCCGACATTCCTTTTTTTGTTCTTGCAAAAGAATAATACTTTCCTGTGCTGCTCAAAGGTCTGCCAGGTGTAGGATCTCTTGGAGCAAGGTTGTAAAGTTTTATTACTTCTTCAAGATTACCATTCTTTTCTGCTTGATTTATAAGCTCAGAAGGAAATGGTATGGGCCTACCACTTTGATGGGCACGATAACCTTCTACAATAAGACCCAAAAAAGGATTTCCTTGTGATGCAATAAATGCAGATTTAGATGTAGAATATATCATTGCATCACTTACTGCACGTAACAAACGTTCCTCTGTTTGTCTCTCTTCATTTGTTAAAGATTTAATAGAACCCGCCATAACTAAGAATGATGAACTCATTAACTCAAACATTGATATAGAAGGATTTACTGGACCACCAGCATAATAATCTGTACCTTCTGTGGACTCTGTAAAAATATTAAAGATTCTTGAATCTTGTTGTACTTGCATTGCACGATCTTCTGTTTCAGTATTTAATCTTGCTTGAACCTTAAGCAATCCTAATGATGGATTAGCAACATCACTTAAAATAGAACGATACATCGCATTGATTGTTTCAACACCCATTGTACGCATAAACGAATAAAAGTATATGTATTTAGATACATGTCTTTTTTCAAAACCAGTCAATGAACCATAATCTAACATTGAACGTCTAGCTTTTTCAGAAGCCTGGAGAATGTTTTCACCATCTTTAAGAGATTCAAAAAATATATATCTTCTCATTTCTGTGTCTTGTATTTTATTAAACTCAGCCCAAAAGTTTTTACCTGATGGAGAAAGATTATCAATAACTTTTTTTGCAAAGTTTTTAGTGTGACCAAAACCATAACGAGCTACTCCATCAGGAGTTAGTTGTGAATCTATTAAAAATCTAGTCCATTCTGTATCCATAAAATCTGCATCTGATCTTGAAAATGAGACTCCATTCTTTATCATTGATTCTCTAATCTCTCCTGCTGTAAAATCACGAATAGCACCATCAGATTGTCGTATTATTACTTCATCAGCTGGAGCTACCATTACTTTATTTGAATCTATAAAACCTGTAAAAGACTTTCTTCCAAGCCCACGAATAACTTTTCTTGCTACTGGGCCTGTAAATATACCCATACTTCCAGATAAAGCAACAAACTTCGCAGCAGTTCTTACTTTCATCTTACCGGACCCAAGAGCAGCAAAATATAAATATGCAGCAGTAACTCTGTTTGTGCCAAAAAACTTTAATGATGGATCAAAGTAGGCGCCACCTAACATTCTTGCAATACTCCAACGTCTTACACTTGAAAAAAAGTCTTTGAAAAAATATTTTATATATGAAGATGTTGGGTTTTTTGCTGCTGCAAACTGTTCTTGCAAACTAGTAAGAAATCTTTTTGTTTTCAGCTCTGAGTGAGAAATCATATCAAGGACTTTTGTTATCTGTTCTTGATTTGATTCTCCAAAAATAACACCAATATTTTTTTGGCCTATGTATTCAATACGTGGTTGCATATTTTTTATATTATTCAACATTACTTCATTGCTGACACCATAACGAGTCATATAATCTGACACACTTTGCATCTGTTGAGTAAACAATCCATCTGTTACTCCATCAGACCGTAAAGTAAGATTGTTTAAGTATTGTTGACGCATTGAAACAAGTATTCCTTCTCCTGAAAATAAATCTTTTTCTAACATATTTACAATCTTTTGTTGTTCTGTTGTCAATCCTGTTTCACTAAACTTCGTGCGTATTTCATTCAGTATTTTACGTGATTGTTTTTCTACCTTTTCAAAAGTTTTACTAGTTAATACTCCTTTGTCATAAAGATTTACAACAAAATCATTTACATCATTTAATACAGGACTTTCATTCTCTATCATTTTTGACA